ACAACGTGACAAAGCTGGCAACGGCTTTGCAATTATTCGTTTCCTACCAGCGGCGCAAGGCGAAGAGATGCCTTTCGTACGTATTTGGGATCATGGTTTTCAAGGACCGACAGGTCTCTGGTATATTGAAAATTCACTCACAACCCTAAACCAAGACGATCCTGTGTCAGAATTCAACGGCAAGTTGTGGAATTCTGGTATTGACTCAGACAAAGAACAGGCTCGTAAACAGAAACGTCGTCTAAAGTATGTATCCAATATTATGGTGATTAAAGATAGCGCAAATCCTGAAAACGAAGGCAAAGTCTTTATGTATCAGTTTGGCAAAAAGATCTTTGATAAATTGAACGATATGATGAACCCATCGTTTGAGGATGAAACACCAGTCAATCCTTTTGACTTTTGGGAAGGCGCAAACTTCCGTTTGAAAATCCGTCAGTTTGAAGGATATCCAAACTACGACAAATCAGAGTTTGACCAACCGTCTGCAGTTTCAGAAGACGATGCTCAGATTGAAGCAATTTGGAACCAACAACATTCGCTACAAGAATTGGTTGACCCAAAGAACTTCAAATCATATTCTGAATTGAAAGCTAAACTGTATCGTGTTCTTGCGATTGGTGAAGAACCATCTGAGCCATCCACTGCAATGGATGTTGATGATGATTTGGATTTGAGCAACATGGGTAACACTCAAGCTGCTGCTCCTACACCATCCGCTCCTGCTGCGGCTCCTGCAGCAACAATGAGTATGGATGATGACGACGATCTATCAATCTTTAAGGAACTAGCGAATGGTTAATAAAACCTACGAAGAGGTTTTAGATTTCGACTTCGGCTTCAGCTTTATTGATGAAGAGCTTCAAGAAAAAGAAGCTGTGGCCGAACAGAAAATTCAAGAAGTCAGTAGCGAAAAGCAATCACTTGAGGACCAACTCACTGATGCTAAAGTAGCTGCTGACGACTTTGAATATCGTTTAGAACTTCTATACAAATCAATCTCCCCATTCTTAGATAATTTGTGCAAGAATGCGGATAAGTCTACAATTTACTGGCCCGACAGAGTTGGTAAAATTGAGTCTTATAAAGCTAAACTATTGACGATCGTTGAGGGAAAATAATATGAGTCTATTAGACAAACTAGTAAAAAATTCTACCATTAAGTTGACAGCTCAGTTATCTGAGTCAAAGGTTTTTGGTAAAAAAGAAATGGCACCAACACCAGTTCCTATGGTTAATGTTGCACTATCAGGTGATACTGATGGCGGCCTTAGCCCAGGATTGTTAGTTTTGGCTGGTCCATCTAAACACTTCAAATCTGCGTTTGCGCTATTAACCGCAGCCGCATATATGAACAAATATAAAGATGCAATTTTGCTCTTTTACGATTCAGAGTTTGGTACGCCTCAGGCATACTTTGAGTCATTTGGTATTGATATGGACCGCGTGGTTCATACTCCTATTACTAATGTTGAAGAACTCAAGTTTGATATTAGTAACCAACTAGATCAAATTGACAAAAAAGACCATGTTTGTATTATTATCGACTCAGTCGGTAACTTGGCTTCCAAGAAAGAAGTTGAGGACGCAATGAATGAAAAATCTGTTGCGGATATGTCTCGGGCTAAATCTTTAAAGTCTTTGTTCCGTATTGTAACACCACACCTTAATCTTAAAGACATTCCTTTGATTGCGGTTAACCATACCTATCAAGAAATCGGATTGTTTCCTAAGGCTATTGTTTCAGGCGGTACAGGCATCTATTATTCAGCTGATGCTATTTGGATTGTTGGACGCCAGCAAGATAAAGTTGGTACTGAAATCCAAGGCTACCATTTTGTTATTAATATTGAAAAGTCACGCCATGTTAAAGAAAAATCTAAAATTCCAATTAGTGTAAGTTGGGATGGCGGTATCGTTAAATGGTCTGGTTTGATGGATGTAGCTGAAAAAGGTGGATATCTTCGTAAACCAAAAGTTGGTTGGTATGAAGCAGTAAATCCTGCAACTGGTGAAGTTATTTCGCAAAAGTTAATGCGTGCTAAAGAAGTTAACGATAACGGCGATTTTTGGAATATGATGTTTGAAACTACAGACTTCAAAGATTATGTACGGAATACATTTACAATTGGAGCTTCAGGTAGTATTATGCGTGAAGATGACGATAGCGTATTTGAAGAAGAAGAAGTTATTGAAGGCTAAAATATTTGTTGACATTATACCAAATGTATAATACTATAATATTGAAGATGGCGGCTATTGAGTTAGGCGCCATCATTTATCTTTACACACAGGAATTCTTATGATTGAAAAAACAGTATTAGCAAACTTGATATTTAACGAAGACTATTTTCGTAAAGTGTATCCTTATATCAAACAAGAATACTTTGACGATAGTGGTCTTAAAAAAATATTTGATACATATTCTGGATATGTTGATGAGTACAAATCTCCGCCTTCAATTGAGGCGTTAAAGATTTCTTTAGACAAACGTAAAGACCTCAACGAAGATGCCTATAAAGGTATTATGTCTGAGGTTAACAATATGGCAGTTGACCAAAATACAGACTTTGATTGGCTCGTAAAAGAAACTGAAAAGTTTTGTCAAGACAAAGATTTGTATAATTCTATTCGTAAAGCAATTCTTGTAATTGACGGCGAAGACAAAGAAATGGATAAAGGTTCGTTACCTGAGCTATTATCTAACTCTTTATCAATTAGTTTTGATACGAGCATTGGCCACGATTATCTTGAGGATTATGAAAGCCGTTATGACTTTTATCATAAGAAAGAAGAACGTATTCCATTCGATATTGAATTACTCAACAAGATTACAAAAGGTGGTCTGCCACGCAAATCTATGACTGTATTACTCGCAACGACTGGTGGTGGTAAATCATTAGTCAAATGTCACCATGCTGCATCGGCATTAATGATGGGTAAGAACGTTTTATATATTACAATGGAAATGGCTGAAGAACGTATCTCTGAACGTATTGATGCTAATATGATGGACGTTACTATTGATGAAGTGGCTGAAACACCCCGTGATGTATTTGCAAAACGAATTGGCAGATTTACATCAAAAACAACTGGTAAGTTAGTTGTTAAAGAATATCCAACTGGCTCTGCTCACGTTGGTCACTTTAGGCATTTGCTTAACGAATTAAAAATGAAACGCAACTTTGCGCCTGATATTATCTTTATTGACTATTTAAATATTTGTGCGTCTGCAAGAGTAAAAGGCGCTGCGGCGGCTAACTCATATACTCTTGTAAAATCAATCGCTGAGGAGGTACGTGGTCTTGCGATGGAATATAATTGTGCTGTGGTTACTAGTTCTCAGTTTAACCGTGATGGTTACGGCAACTCTGACGTGGATCTCACTAATACTTCTGAAAGTATGGGAATTACCCATACTGCTGACTGCATTCTTGGTCTAATCACATCTGAAGATTTGGATCAGCTTGGTCAATTAATGATTAAACAATTGAAAAACAGATGGAACGATCTTAGTTATTATCGTAGGTTCGTGGTTGGTGTTGATAGATCAAAAATGAAACTTTATGATTTGGAAAGTAGTGCTCAGAATGGTATATCAAACGACCAACCTGCGGCAAACACTGCGTTCCAAAAACCGTCTTTAACGGATACGCCAATATTTGACAATACTCAATTTGGTAAAAAGAAAAAAGGTTTATTTGATACAGGAGATTTGATGTGAGTTATGTAGTACGCAAAACAGAAGAAAAAGATCAGTATATGATTTGGGATAAGGATGAAGATAAACCAATTCAGCTATCACTTGATAAACAACGTGCAAATGATATTGCCCGAAAGCTCAATTTAGGATCTGGGTTTGAAGGACACATTCCGTCTTTTCTAATGGTTAGGATCTAAATCTTTTATAAATAGACCAATAAGTATTCATAAGAGGGAAGATTATGAAAGGGTTTAAGACACACCTTACTGAGGCTATTAAAGCTGAAGACTTTGAGGCTGCTATTGTAATTGGTTGGCACGAAATCACTGGGCAACAGATTAACCCTGAAGCAGCAGGTATATCACAAAAGGTATACGATAGTATTATGGCACAACCACAATATGTTGATGCTGGTAAAAAGATTGCACAATCAATTAAATCTCATTTTAAACTCGGCGACAAAGTAAAGGCTGAGCAATATGGTCGTGCCAAATCAAGTCTTACTTCGTTTTGGAGTGGCCATGGCGCAACCGATACAACACCAAAGACAGATATCTTAATTGGTGATAAAAGATTATCGCTGAAAATTGGTATGGCCCAACTTATGTCAGGTGGTAAAGCAGAGTCAACTGCAACTTTCTATGCTGCAATGGAAAAAGCAAACGTTTCCAAATCCCCACAACTTAAAAAAGTATTAGGTATCTTTGATGACTTTGTGACTGCACAACTTGCGCCGTCGCAACTAAGACCTATTATTAAAGCAGGTAATAACCCGGTAGTTAATCGAGGTGAAGCTGCTCATAAACAAATCATGGCTGAACTTGGTAAACTTTTTGAAGAAAACGAAAAATTCAAAATTGAGTTTGCGCGTGAAGCAATGTCAGGTTTTGTAAAATACGGAGAGACAAGTAATTCCGCTGCTGAGTTTATGGTTGTCTCGGATCATAACGGATCTTCAACTAAAATCACTTCAGTATATGACGACGCATATTGTAAAAAAATTGCTGATGCAATGAAACTGCAGGCTCGGTTTAAAACATCGTCTCGTAAACTAAAAGGTGTAAAGACTGGAGAGTATAACTTTTGGTCTGTTATTTCCCTTATCGTTGATGCAAAACTCAAGGAAGAAGTTGAGCTTGAAGAAGGTATGTTTAGAAATGTTATTAGCAGGTTAAAAGGTAAAATTGGTCAAGGTATCAAAAAGGCTAGATCGTTTATTTCAGGTAAGGTATCTAATGTAATGTCATTCTTCCAGGCTGACCCAGATGTTAAGGTTAATACTAAAATTAATTTCTGATGGCACAGCTAGGTTTTGTATACGAGCGATATGCATCTGACGCATTAAAGAAATATGATATAGTACCGGCGACATTTACACCAGCAGGAGCAGGAGCAGACCAACCGGATTTGATAATTAAAAAGCCAGGACCTCGAGCGTTAGGGCAAAGCGGATGCGAATTAAAGATATCGCCAGCGGCGTCAGGCGGATCCTTGGTTTTAAAGTATATAAATGGTAAATGGCAATTTGATGAAATACCTGTAAAGGATGTTGAAAAAAGATTTATAAAAGCAGTTGCAGTACGTGCAAAGGCACTAGACAAAATCAACAAAGCATGGAACGGTATTG